CCAATGATCTTAATGATGTTCAGAGCGCAACGGCATCAAAGGACCAATTCCTTATTCACAATGGCTCTCAGTGGATAGCTGAGGACTTTCACCTTGATACAACGCTGGTGTTTCAGGGTGCTGTAGATCTAACAGGCACGGCTCCTGTCAACCCCGCAAATGGCGACCTGTACATTAATGATACAGATGGCATTGTTGATGGTAGCTGGGGGCCAATAGCTGGCAAGTCTGTTCTTTCTGGCAATGTGGTGGGCTTCTCATCAGCTAAGGGCCGCTGGTATCTGCTAGGAGATCTAAATAGCGCAGCTGTTATTCAGGTAAGGGAAGGCGATTGCATTGTTGTTGATGATTCTGAACCATCCCGGCCTGTTGTTGGCCTCACCTTAGAAACCCAAGCAGATATAGCCCTTGGCGTTGAGGCTCATAGCTGGGGAAATCATGCTGGGGATATCAATAATCTTCAGGGTCAGATAGATGACCTAAAAATAATTGAGGGCAATGACGTTAGTGGCCTTCAGAATCAGATTAACCAAAACAAAACTGATATATCAAATAACACCAACGCTATAAGCGACCTCAAAAATGAATTTGACAATCACGAACACGCATTAGATGACCTTAGTGATGTCAATGCTGGCTCACCAACCAGAGATGACCTGATTATTTGGAATGGTAGTAACTGGGTTGCTGATGACTTCTCTTTTATTCAGACAGCACTCCGGTTTAAGGGCGGCATAGCACCAACAGCGGCGGCCCCTACTAACCCAGAAGGCGGTGATCTATACGTTTTTGATTCCGGCGGGACGATCAGTGGAAGCTGGGGAGACATTGCTGGCAGGGAAGTGCAGGCTGGTAAGTTTGTAGGGTATGCCGCAGGCACTCACAACAGATGGTTCCTGCTTGGCGACATGGCTGATGTCGGTGTTATGAAGGTCGTGAAGGGCACGGGCGTTCTGGTTGATGATACAAAGCCATCTGAGCCTGTTGTGTCGGTTGAGTTTGGCACAACGTCCTCCACCGTGGCCCGAGGAAACCACACTCACAGCCAGTACTTGGAGACTGAGACAGACCCCACAGTACCTCAGCACGTTAAGAACATAACCACTACTCAAATTTCCAACTGGGATACAGCATACGGCTGGGGCAATCATGCCACCCAGGGCTATTTGAAAGCTGGGGATGTACCCAGCACCGACCTGTCTAATTACTACACCAAGGGTGAATCAGACGGTAAGTACGAGCCTAAGTTTTCTAAGAACAACGCTTTCAATAAGAACTTTGGAACAACAAGCGGCACTGTTGCACAAGGAGATCACACCCACAGCCAGTACCTAACCTCTGGCAACCTAAGCGGGTACGCAACAGAGTCATGGGTAACAGCAGGCTTCCAGCCAAAGGGCAACTATGCACTTGTTGGTGCCAGCTACACCAAGGCCGAATCTGATAACAAGTATGAGTTAAAGGGCGCAGGCGGTGGTCTTCCTGCTGGTGACTGGCACTGCACTGGAAGCATTACTGCCGTAGGAAACATTACTGCTTACTCCTCTTCTGATGAGCGACTGAAAGATGACATAACCGCAATGCCTGTTGGCCTTATTGACGGCATTAATCCTGTTACATGGAAGTGGAAAGATGGCGGCAAGAAGTCAGGCGGCGTTGTTGCCCAACAGCTAGAACAGTGCGGTTTAGGTAACTGGGTTCACGAAGCCCCAGATGGGACGCTTGGTGTTGATTACAACGCCCTCATTGGCGTCCTGCTTTCAGAAGTCAAGGCCCTGAAAAGCAGAGTTGAGGAGTTAGAAAGTGCCGACTAGCACTAACTTTGACGATATCAGAAGGTGGCATAACCACTATGGCTGGGATGGCGCTTTGTATTCATCGTGGTCGCTTGGGCAGACAGAGCTAAGGTACATGGCTGAGAAGCCGTCTGGAGCAGTAAGTCTAAACGACTTTTCAGGGAAGATTGGGTATCTAGCAAAATACCCCTCCCACGTTGGAACCGACAATTCATTCAAGTTTCCGGGTCGGACTAAGATTGATCTGATGCAAAACCCATACCAGCCTACTTATGGGTCGACACCAGACAATCAGAGTATTGTTTTTGGCGACCCTATGGGTGACCTTCTCTTTATGAGGCTTCAAGGAGGGGGATCAACATGGGCAGCAATATTTAGCTCCGTACTCTTTTACTACGACAAAAGCAGAGCGTTAAACATATCATTTGACTTTAGACATACAGGTTCCATCCCAGAACGAGAGTTTACTGTTGTCATTGTTGAGTATCAACGCAAGTTCGGCGATTCCATTAACAGGGTATTGGTGTCCGAGCAGATAGGGGGGCCTGACAACACTAAACTGCAAAGCTATTCTAAAAGGTTAAGTTTTGATGCGGCGTATCCTTATAAATTAATGAGCCTGCAAAATAACACTGGGGGCAGTGGTTCATTGAGCCAGCTATCTTACGTAGGCGTGGGGAATATGAGGATAACAGAATGAAATTTGTGATTGCTTATAGAGACATTGTAGGTACAGCCGCAAGCATCACGTTTGATGCCGATAGCCTTCAGGACGCGCTTGCCGGTTTAAAACAGCGGTGCATAGACGCGCATAACTTTACTGGCGAAGACACCTCATACAGAAACGCTCACCCCATGGTTCTAGTTGACGAGTCAATGGTTGGTCACGTTCTTTTTGAGGATGCCAATGGGGTTATGAAGATAGAAGAGGGCCAGTCAGAATGAAATATGTTTTTGTGTTTTTGCTACTGGCTGGATGTTCTTCATTTGAGGAAAAGCAGGCTCATAACCAGGCTCAGATAGACATTATCAGGGTGCAAAGAGAGGCACAGAAAGCAGAAAGGGTGGCAGAGGCAGAGTCAAGGAAGGCTCTGTATCAGGCTTTGGCAGAGGTTGCTAAGGCCAATCCACAGCAGGCTGGGGCTGTGACTGTGGCACTGGCTGTGCAGGGGATAACAGAGGAGGGGGATGGTGCTACTCCTATTATCGGACTTCAGAAAGCTGAGAATACAGGGCTGGAGATTGCTAAAGCTGTCCTGCCTTCGGTTGTTAACCTTGCCACTGGTCTTGGTGTTGCGGCTATCAATGCCAACGTGGCAAAAACTCAGAGCGATAACGCCGCAAGAATCCAGATCAATGACGCTCAGCAGGATGCGAATATTGTTAATGCTGTTGCTGGCCTTGGTAGGACTGCGGTTGAGAATAGCGGCACTTCAATCTCCGTATCAGACAATGGCTATGTAAATACAGGGTCATACACTGAGGACAATAGCGTTGTTGATTCCTACAACACTACTGATAACAGCACAGACAACTCAGATAACAGCACGATCAGTACGACCAACAACTACGATGAGTATGTAACGTATGAAGGTCGGGAGATTACTCTTGCTGGATTGCTACAGTTCTTACAGGGTACAGGGCTGGCGTACAGCCTGACTCTTGGTGATACCACTTACAGCATTGATGGTGATGGCGACCCAACAGTTATAAATTGCTGGCCTCAAAATGGTGGCCCTCAGTTTAGCCCTAGCCTTCCAATATGTGAGGAGACATAAAGATGGATAACTCATATTTGTACTATGACCCAACTCGCAACTACAGAGGGATGTGGGATAGTTTGTTCAACCAGCGCGACACATTCACTGGCCCTCAAAGCAACTGGATTGGTGCTTTAGACTCAAGAATGAATGAGCGATTCCAGGGCAAAAACATTGCTGGGAAGTACGAAGGAACGCTGAGAAATCTTAAAGATCATCAGAGGCAGGTTGTAGAGAGAAACCACATTATTGAAAATATGTATAGGGCTGGCTATTCAAAGCACCAGATAGCTCAACATTTAGGTGGCATTCAAAACCTTGCCGACCAAACTGCTGATTACTCTTCTCGTCAATACTATAAGGACAAGTACGGGGAACAGCTTCCTCAAGAGTTTTTAATGAGCTTTTATGGCGGCACTGGAAACACTCCTCATCCCAAGAACACTCCTCATGCCAATAACACTCCGCCTGCCAATAGGGACACCATAACTTCGGACCGTCAAGGAATGTTCAGTCCCGAAGCAATGGCGAGGAGACAGGCGTTGATTTCTTTGTTGGGCTTTTAAGTAACAATGCCAGTAGTCAACACATACTGGGGGCCAGCCGTTGATGAGTATGAGCCGCCAGAATTCGACGAGGACCAGCTCGCCGCAGATCTTTCTAACAGCTTGTTAGCAGAAGACGGCTTTGACTTGAGCGGTCTTCAAGGTCTCAGTTTTAATTCTGGCGGTGGCGTTTTGGGTGAGGCCGCAAATGACCCTAACAGCCTGATACACCACAGCAAGTTTAGGGCTGGCTCTGGGATGGACAACGCTGTTGACGTTGGCTACATGAACCACACCTATATTGGCGATGATGGCTTTCGCTACAAGATGGTTGTTAGCTGGGACGAAGACAAGCAAGCCCTGAAGTATGAGGAGTTTGATGAGCGGGTGTACCGTTGGTCGCCTTCAGATGAGCATAAGCGCACTCACCGCGATCAAGCCGCTATGGACAGCGCATACGGACAGGAATTTAAAGGCGGCACTGGCTCTGGCTGGTATACAGAGGCCGAGATCAAAAAGGCTTGGGATGCTGGCGATATGCGTCAGATGCAAGATCAAGGGGTTTCATGGGACCAATACTGGGGATATGTCACTGGCGTAGACCAGTTGATTCATGACGGAGTTATTCAAGATTACTCCGGCATGGACCCACGGGACATTAGGGCGCTTCAGGACTCAGGCGAGTACGTGCACTGGGGCGACGTTCCTGAGTACATGGCTTTGGTTAATGGCCTTGGTATACCTACTCAGTTTGAAAGCAGAGGCGACGTATACAACTTCAACGGTTTTGGCTACTCCAGAGATTACCACTCGGATAAATCAGACGTATCTGGTCAGATGCTTATGGGCATTGCCCTGGGCGCTATTGGCGGTTTTGTGGTTGGCCCTGCGATTGCCGGGGCGTTTCAAGCCACAGGCATGAGTGCTGCCGCCGCCACCGCCGCATCAAAAGGGATTGTCAGTTTAGCCACGCAGTATATGACTACAGGCGAGCTTAGCGTTGAGGACGCTTTGCTTTCTGCGGCACTCTCTTACGGTGGCTCTGAATTGCAGTCAGCACTAGAAGGTTCTGGTGTGCTGGGTGAGATAGGCTCTGCTGTAACTGACTTTGGTGACGCTCTTGGCTCTAATGGCGGCGACATATTAAGCGCGGCATTGCAGGCTGGCGGGATGAGCATGGTCACCCAGCTAGTTAAAGGTGGGGAGATTGACTGGAAGGATGCGGCTATAGCAGCGGCTATGGCTGGTGGCACTAAAGCCCTTACTAACTTTTTGTCTAATGTTGGGCACAGCGGTGCAGAGTCAGAAGTGCTGGAAGAGATCAAGGTTACTGCTCAGCACAAGGGGACTTTAGTTGGTGATGATATGTACCAGCTAGATGATGGCACTGTTATCTATGCCCCTGCCACTGGTGATACTAGCGTTCTTGGCAATATGGCAGACCTTGATCTTAATGGAGATGGTCAGCTAACAGGCAATGACCTGCAAGAAATTCAAGCCAATAACTATGACTACAAAGACCCTAACCCAATCGGACGAAATGACTACTATGACGTTGACGGGGACGGAAAGTACACCGAGGGTGTAGACACGCTTCTTGCCCCGCCCGATAGCACAACAAACCCGACCCTATTTACTAAAGAGTGGGCAAATGAAAGATACGGCGCTCTCTCAGAAGATCAGACTATTCTTGCAATGCAGCGGGACGGCTTTACTGACGAGCAGATAGACGCCTACCTTGATGGACGATACGACGATGTTGGAGCTTTAAACCCCAATATAGTTACCCACGCCGGGGGCTGGGTTGAGAACATGGAACAGCCCTACACGCTTCAAACTAGGAACGGCAACTACTACATCATTCAAGACGGCAAGCTAAGGGCAATCACCGCAGAGCAGTATGAAGAGCTTGGTTATTATCTTGTAGACCCTGACGGATCTGCTGACTTGAATGGTATGGATGCAAGCCAGTATTTGGAAAACCAAGGCATTACTTCTGGCACGAAAGTATTTGGCGGGTATGACGAATATGGCAGGCCAATCTATTGGCAGTCACAGGAAGAAGGGGATTGGATAACGCTTGACGGTACTCAGCCGCCAATAACAGCCCCTATTGATGCTTTCACAAATACCGATCCCAAAAACCCTGAGAACAACCAAAACACTGGTAGCAGTGCTACAGGGGACCCCAACAACAGCACAGACACCGGAGCAGACAACCAAAGTACCGCAACAGGGACAGGAGGCGCAGGTCCAAGTGACAGCACTGGCGGTCAAGGCGCTGGTGGTCCTTCTGGTGGCGCTTCTCTTTCGGGTGGTAACAACAATTCTACCGGCTCGCCTAGCTCTAACGGCACTCCTGGTGGCGGAAGTTATGGTGGCGGATTACCTGATTTTAGTAATATGACTGCCGCAGAGATAGCCGCTTGGTGGGCGGCTAATGGCTCTGGTAATCCCGGCGGCGGCAACCCCAATACCAACACAAATACAAATAACAACAATAATGCTGACAACGGTGGTGGAAATACTACTGGTGGCGGCGCAGGCGGCAATACCGAAAACGGCACTGGCGGGAACAATACGGGCGGCACTAACACTTCTGGTGGGGGCGGAAACAACACTGATACCGATGGTGGCGGTGGCGATGCAACTACCAATGGTGGCGGGACTGGTGGCGCTACTGGCGCTGGCGGTGGAAAAGGCACTGGCGCGGGTGGAACCGGCGACAACACTGGCGGCGGAGAGACTGGCGCTGGTACTGGCTCCGGTACTGGACAGGGCGGTGGTTCTGGAGGTGGCGCTGGCACTGGCGAGGGCAGCGGCGGCGGATCAGGCGGAGGCACTGGCGGAGGCACTGATGGAACGTCTGGCGGGACTGGTGGTGGCGCTGGCGGTGGCGGAGAAGGGGGCGGAGGCTCTGGTGGAAGAGGCGCGGGCATGCTTGCTGGCCTTGGCGGAGGTGGCGGCGGGCACAAGCCGGTGCATGGCCCATTGTTTGCAAATGCCCCCTGGAGATCCTATGTCCAAGAAAGGCATGATTTGCTGGGAACTTTGTGGACTGACCTAATGAGAAAAAGAGGCTAGGTAATGACTTATTTAGAACTGGTGAATGGCGTTCTTACTCGTTTGAGGGAGCCTCTTGCTGTCACTACAAAGCAAAGGGAAGACCCTGTTATCAACTTGGCTAAGGACTTTGTTAACGATGCCAAGCGCCATGTTGAGATGGCTCACAGGTGGAACGCTACGCGCAAGCAGTGGGTGTTTAGCACATCCATAGGGCAGGCTAATTACATACTGCCATCCACTTCTTCTGGGTGCATAATTAGCAAAGTAATGCTAGACGGAAATCATCTGCATCAGTGGGATCTCAAGTCTGTTGTAGGCAATCCACAATCGGGCACTCCATACAGGTATGCCTTTGATGGCACGGATGACAAGGGAAACCTTTCTATACGGTTTGACAACATTCCCGATGATAAGTACGCGGTTGATGTACTTGGCTGGAGGAGCCTGCCAGATCTTAAGGAAGATGATGATTACTTAAGGATTCCCGCTCAGCCTGTTCTTTACTACGCCCTTTCATTGGCGGCTAGAGAGAGGGGAGAGGTTGGAGGCCAGACAGCGGCAGAGCTTTTTGGCATGGCTCAGCAATATATTTCTGACGCCATTGCTCTAGATGCAAACCATAGTCCAACTGAATTTATGTGGGTAGCGGTGTAATGGCACAGGCTTTACAGCAGGTATCTCTCAATGGGATGGGCTTTCAGGGGCTTAACACAGAGCTATCCCCTATTAACTCTACCCCTGAATTTGCCCTGGTTGCTGACAATCTTGTTATAGATGAGGTTGGCAGGCTGGGCAGCAGAGAGGCGTTCAAAGATTTTGTGCCAGCTATGCAGGTTGGCACTGACAACTTCCTAGACATTACTGCTGTGCATGCGTGGTACGGAGGGAGTCTGGAACCCTGCCCAATCCTTGTTTATTTAGAGTCTCAGTACGAACCAGAAGCCGCTTCCATGAAACAGGATAGGGAGTGGACAGATCCATTAGACATCAGGATTCACGGACCAGATCCAGACAAGCCCTATGTTTATGGAGTGGCGTACTGCAAGGGTGGGGAGATGCTACAAGTCAACATCCCTGCTGACATAGATACAACAATGCTAGGCACTGCGCTCTTTGTTAACTTCAAGGAAGAGTTGCTGTTGTTCAGCGCCGGGAATCCTCCTCTTAAATATGATGGCAATGGTGGCTTCACAAAGTTATCTGATATGCCTGACTACACACCACCACAGGATGCTAATGACAATGTTATTGCCGCAGAGCTTAACGGAGATGTTGCTTGTTCTGCTTATGGTCGCTTATGGGTTAGCGGAGTTAATGGTGATTATCAGACTATTTACTATTCTTCTCTTCTTAGAGAGGACAAGTGGTATGACCCTGACTTGGATGCCGGGTTCAATGATGGTGGCTACATTAATGTCCAAGAGTATTGGCCCGTTGAAACTGATTACATTGTTAACATCCATGCTCATAACGGGTTTCTTCTTGTCTTCGGTCGCCGCTCACTTCTGATCTATGCCAATGCTGATAAGGGAGATCCTGCTGATGACGCTACTGGATTTGGTTTGCAAGATGCCATCAGCAATGTTGGCTTGGTTGAAAGAGATGCTATCTGCAATACAGGTACAGATGTCCTCTTTGTTGATGATACTGGCTTACGCGCTTTAGGTAGGACTGTTCAGGAGAAGTCTAACCCTATTGCTGTTGCTAGCTCTAACGTCAAGACTGACTTTATCAAGGCTGTTGGAAATGAGAGGAAAAGCCAAGAGCTTACTAAAGGTATAAAGCTAAGCTACAACCCTCATAGATCTTTGGCTATCTGCCTATTTAAAACCACCCATACAGCTTATGCCTTTTCTACTACCAGGCCATCGAGTGCTGGTGGGTTGATGACTACGTTCTGGACTGACTGCCACTTCAATTGTATGCACGCGGTTGAGAACGATGAGACAGGTGCGTTCTGGCTTGGAGGCAAGCAAAGCCGTGGCCTCTTAGAGTACAGAGGGTACGATTCTCAGCAGACTTATACTGCCAAGTTTGAGTCCTCTGTTGTGAAGCAGACGCAGGTTGGTCTACAGAAAATCATTCCCCGCTCTATTATCTATATGTTGAGTTCTCAGCCTGTCACTGCTGAATGCTATGCCTTGTGGGGGTTTGGTTCTCGGATGAGTTATCGGCGTCCTTTTAAGATTAATGTGATAGGCACAACTGAATGGAACGTTGCTGAGTACGCGATAGATGAGTACGTCGGCGGTGGCAGGGGCGTTTGGAAAAACAAGATTAACACTATGGGATCTGGTGAGCTTATGAGGGTTGGGCTAGAGGTTGAGATTAACGGCTGGTTTATAGGTTTTCAGGATATAGCGGTTAACTATTCCGCCGGGAGGATATACGCATGAGCGCGCTTAATAGCTTTTTTGATTTTCTTGGCAATCATGGAAACACGATTGCTGGTATTGGTGGAATAGCTGGAGCTCTTGACAGTGCTAACGATATAGCAAAGTTAGGCAGTGCCTCTCAAGAGTTCTTGACTGGTCTTGGTAGTGAGATGGTGGATAACACCAAGTTCCAAGGCTATGGCGTTACGTCTGGGCTTGGCTCTAGCACTGTGGGTCAAGATGGCTCCATTAATTTTGGCCTTGGGCTAGATCAAAATTGGGGCAATGGTCATAACAACATCAACGCCGGGTTCAATTACATGAATCAAGGCGCTGGACTAAATAGTGGTCAGTCAGCTACAGACTGGAACAGTGTAGCTAACAACTACATGAAGCAGGCATCACAGGTTAATCCCAATCACGGGGCTTTTGGGCCTGCGGCTGAGCAAGCTATTTCTGCGTCGTTAGCTGACCCATCCCAGCGTCAGGCTGAGATCTTCAACCAGATAATGGCTATTCAGAACCCAGAGCTTAACCGGCAGCAAGCGGCTCAGATGGCTCAAGAACACGCTATGGGGCGTGGTGGTGTAGCAGGTAGCCAGTACGGTGGAACGTCCAGTGACGCGGCAATGGCGAGGGCTAGGGCGCAGGCTGGTAATGAGGCGGCATTAAACGCTATCCAGCAGGCTGATGCTGAACGGAAGATGTTTGGTGATATGGCCTCTCAGTATGGTCAGGTCGGCAATCAGAACTACGGACTTATGGCTGACAGAGAGAATGCCTTTAATCAGATGGCTGGCACATTTGGTCAGTTGGGCAATCAGTTTAGTCAGATTGCTAATGACAAAATGGGAATGCTGGGTCAGCTTGGCTCGCAGATGGGCCAGCTTGGCATTGCCCAATCTCAGCTTGCCGCATTGCCAATGGAGTTGCAGATGAAGCTAATGGATCTTGGCAGAGTCAATGCAGAAATGGCTCAGTCTGGTCAGCTTACTGGTCAAGACTACTACTCTCAGCTTGCGCTTGGTGGTGCAAACAACAACATCAATGCAAACAAGGTTGCGTCTGAATTGAAAGCCAACCTTTATAGCGCCTTGCTTAGCAATCTAGGCAGTGAATCAGACGGGCAAGGGAATATGGTGTCTGGCCTTTTTGGAATGCTGTCAGACGGACTTAGCAGTTTGGGTATTTTAGACTGAGGAAAAAATAATGGCGGGACGGTCGTATGCTTCAAACTTAAGTGGCCTGCTTAACAGTATGGCAGGAACCATCGGCAGTATGGGCGAGGGTGGCAACCGATATGTAGAGACATTTAGGAGATCTCAGGCTCCCGATGTTGATATGTCTGACTCAGCCAGCCTGCTTGGCTATGCAGATTGGGCCAGACGTAATGGCTATGACGACGAAGCCAAGCAGTATATGGCTTTAGGTTACGAGCAGAAGGAGATAGAAAAGCAGGAGGCTAAAGACGCGACCAGGGCGAAGGCTGTTTCTAATGCTACCAGTGCTTATACAGCGGGATCTGCTGGAGCAAGCAGCGGCGATCCGCTTCAGCTTAAGTACAACATTGATAGCTTAAAGACTCAAATTCAGCAAGCAGCGAAAGCTGGCGATTTGGATCTAGTGAATCAGCTTAGGGCAGATGTAGGAAAGCTGGCGGCTATGGAGCCTGCTGCGATTGAGGGAAAAACAATCAAGCAGGCGCAGGCTATCCCTCAGTACGAGGCCACCCTGGCGGCTATGAGTCCTGATGACCCCCGCCGGGCAGGGCTGCAAAAGGCGATCGATTTTCTAAAGAACAATCCTGCCGTAGCCGAGGCATATAAGACAATGCAGGCTCAAGATCTCGCGCTAGAAAAAGCAGGGCTAACTGTTGAGGGCTTGAAATATGAGCAAACACGAAGGCCATTTGAGGAGCAGGCCGACGCGCTTGCTTTGGAGATACAAGGCTACACACTCGCGGCCAAGCAAAATGCGGCTTTTGAAGAGCAAGAGTTGAGGCAGGCTAGGAATGTTGCCGCCGCTAACATTGCCTCTGGGCAGTACACTTTAAGCGAAGAGCAAATAAGCCAAATGTCAGGCACGGCTCAAGCTGAAGCAAGAAAAATAATGGGCGATGAGTTTGAGCGCCGTGCCGATATGGAGGAGGCGCTATCTGGTGGAACCGTAGGGACTTCAACTTATGCGGCGGCTGAGGTGCTGGCAGAAAATCATCCTCAAATTGCTACGGCGCTACAAAACTACAAGGAGACTAAAGAGCGCAGCATGACTGTTGGCGATCAAAGGCGAGCCGCTGCTGCGCTGACAAACGCGGTTCATGTTGTCCAGAAAGATAACGCTGACAAGGCAAGATCCACAAATCTTGAGGCCGCTGTCGGTGGTCAGATGAAGGCACTAATGGCGCTAGGAGAGAGCGAGTCTACCTGGTTGGATGGCGCTGATGACTTCGTTGAAGTGATGTCTGACCCAGAGGCGTACATTGATATGCGTAAGGACATTGCTCTATTGGCCGCTGACAGAGGGATTTCACCGGATCAGCTAACTGCCGAGATGACCCTCGAGCTTATGTCTATCGCGGCAGAGGCTTCTGATCGAGATGATTGGGTGGCCGCTAATGACCGAGCGGCGGCCAAGCGCAGGGCCGTTAAAAAGCAGTGGCAGGACGCCGTTAATGAGCCGAAAAAAGAGTGGGTTTCCAGTGTGGTCAAGGAGAACTCAGGGAAGACGCAGTGGAATGATGCAGAGCTTGAGGAGTTTGCGACCGAGCACTACGAAACGGCAGTACAAAATCTTCAGACACTTCTCATCTTGCCTAATACTCATGAGCAGGAGCTATGGCTAAGAATGCAGATGAACACTAAGGCCGACTCTATGTTCAGGCCGAGAGAGTTTGGTCCGCCCGGAAATCGCATGGCACTTCCCCCCGTCTTTGACCAGGAGTCTTTTGAGGCAATGCTGTACACGGTGCAGCAGGGCGTCAGGATAACGTACCAAAACTTTGTGCCTCCTGAAGAGGATTAAACGTATGAAGTTTTATCCCAAGTCATCAAAGGTCACGGCTCCAGATCTCCCGCTAGCAGATATAGCTGAAGGGGCGGAGAAGGGTAAGGAGTACAGGAATATCCTTGCTGAGGGCGGCAGAAATGCCATGCTCTCAGGGGCCACGATGGGGCTGTTTGATAATGCGGCGGCTTGGCTGGACTCTTTGGATTCTGAGGACTACGAGCTTGAGCTGCTTCGCAGAAAGCGAAAACAGAGGCAGTTTGAGGAGCTTCGCCCTGGCACGGCTTTGACTCTGGAGTTATTGGGTAGCCTGCCTACAGGGGGAGCCACGTTTGCAGGAGTGCGGTCGGCGCTCACAGCAGGCAGCAAGGTCAAGAAGACGGCTGATTTTATGTCGGGTCGCAGTACCGCGCTTTACAAAACCAAAAACGGAAAGCTGAAAGAAGTCAAAGTTGAAGGCACCTCTCCTAACGGATCTGTCATGGTTCGTGACGGCTCAAATTCCTTTGCTGTTAATAAAAAGAACCTGACAGCCAGAACTTCTATCAAGGGTGATACGCCTAGCAACGCCGCTGTAGGTACTGTTGAGGGCGCAGCATGGGGCTTTAGCTCTGCTGAGGGTGAGGACAGGGCGCAGTCTGCTGTAATTGGAGGCTTGCTGGGTCTTAGCATGGGCCGCGTGTTAGACGTTTTTACGTCTGCATCTCCAAGCGCCAATCCCATAGGCAGAAGATCTCCTGCCGATGATGCAGCAGATGCTCACATGATGGGCTTTACGGATGACTTTATTGAGCAAAGCCGCAGGATAAATGACGAATCATTACGCGGGGGTCAGTTAAGAGAGGAGGCTCAGGCGAGGGTGTTGGGGCCAAGCCAGCCCGTAATGCAGTATCTAGACCCCTTTGAAAGATCCAGGGGCGCTGATCTCTACAATGAAAAAGAAGGGTTCTGGCGCAGTGTGAGGGAAGGCTACGACAAGTGGCTTACTGGTACATCTGATTTTCTTATGCGCCGTATTAGCCCGCAGCTTGGGGCGCTTGCACAGAGAAGCGATGAAACTGCGGTTAGAAATATCGGTAAGGATGTTGACCAGTACGTTGACCCTATCACTAACGTCTTAAAGCTGGAGCTTGATGACAACAATTTCCATGGGATGCTGTTGGATTACGGTAAGGGCGTTACGACGCGCAAAGAGATTCTGGATTATGTTCGGAGACGTCTGGGTGACAAGGATGCAGAGGCGTTAAAAGCGCATCTCAAGTGGTCAGATCGTAAGCATCGTGAGCATATTATTGGAGTCTCAGGCAGAACAGAATGGCTAGGCCCGGAAGCCAAAACCTACCTGCATACTTTGCTGACTAAAGAAGCCAAGGCAAAGAAGTTCCAAGACAATAAGGATATACCTGACTTTGACTACCCCACCGACCCAGGTCTTGAAAGAAGGACTAGGGGTGATTTCAGGAGAGGGGAGGTTAATCCCACTGACTACCAGCCAGTATTAGCCACGAACCTGCGTAGGATTATGAACAATGAGCGGCTGGTGCAGCTTGCTCAGAAGTTTGGGATGCCCCGGCACGCCTCGATGACTGACCCTGTGCAGTTTTTTAAGGCCATGGAAAGGCACTTTGTGTCTAAAGGAATAGACTCGGATCTTGCCAAGAGAGCCGTAGATGCTATTCGTGAAAACCTAATAGGCCAAACCAAATCCCCCAACCAGTGGCTCCAAGCACTGAACTCATTTGGCTACGCCACCACTCTGGCTGGCCCCAAATCTGCACTGCTCAACCTTCAAGACCCAATGATTGCGAGCGCAAAGTATGGCTTTGGGAATGTGGTAAAAGGCTTGAAGCAGGAAAGTTTTGAAGTTGCTGACAGGGGTATAAGGCAGAACGTTGGTGAATTTTTAAACACCTTCAACGATGCCTTCTCCGATCAAAGGTCGGCAGGTAAAAGGGTTGCCGATGCAATGCGAGTCAGCACTGATTGGCTAATGAAAGGCTCTGGCTTTGCTGCCGCCGATAATATTGGCAAAGGCTGGACAATTAAGGCCATCCTCAATCATGCCGCCGATCTCGCCAAGACCCCTAACGGGCTAGAGGACGCATGGGGATTTTATTTTACAAGGGCAGAGTTGGCGCAGATAAAAAAGGAACTAAACAAGTGGGGTTCCGACTTTGGTAATTACTCTGGTAGGGCGGAAGAGCTTTTAGAGGAGCTTGCGTTTGCTGGGCTAGGCCAACAACAGCTTATTAGCGCAATGGGCAGGCCCGTTGGGTGGGCAAGGCATCCTAATGCTAGGCCAATGTGGGCCTTGCGAGGTTTTGCTATCAAGCAACAGGCGCTCCTTATGCGGGAGATAGTCGAAAAGATTAGAGATGGGCGTACAGACGAGGCACTTGCTTATTTCACGCGTTATGTGGCGCTAGCTGGCGGCTCGTTTGGCCTGCTTAATGAGGCACGGCAGTGGATGTTTGGTGACGGCGAGGCGACCATCACTGGTGTTGTCCAGGGGATGGCTGACCAAGTGGTGTCTGCTGCCTCAATTAACACCATTGGTCTCAATGATTACCAGTACGGATCGTTAATGGAGAATGGCCTGTTATACACAATGGCAGAGGGGATGCTTCCGCTTGCTGTTGATCGGCCTTATGAGGCAGTGAAGGGTATTTACGACTCGGTTGTTGCTCCCGAAGGTGAATCTTTGACGCCGCTGATACGACAGGTCCCCTTTGTAAATCAGCCGCTAAATTTAATCCAGAATTTAGGTGAAGATGACCTCATCCCTGATCCCATGAAGAAGCTGGAGCGGGTCATTAGACCGCAGGAGCAACGATAATGGCTAAAAGGTAGAGGCCATGGACCTCCGCGTAGTTAACGCAATGCAATGCCCCAAGTGTGGGGATGATGACTGCACTGAGATATCAGACGTTGACCTGACTGATATGCCTGATGCTTGTGAGCAGGGCTGGTACTGTGCCAGATGTGAGATGACTTATCGGGTGGTCTATGCCCCCTACAAGTCGGAGCATGTACCGCCCGTTTAGATTGTTCCGCATGGAACAAATTTGCTAACTGTAGGCAGAAGGAGTTAACTCAGGAAGGCCGGTAGCTGGTTTCTCTTCGCTGGGCTGCTCTCTTGTTCTGAAGAACCCATTGTGTTCTGGGTACATCTTCATAAACCTTCTCG